GATGATGGTGATGACTGGTTATCAGATTTTGGTGATGATGATGACGATTGGGGTGAGAAGAAAAAAACAGATGATTATGGAAATCCACTATCATCAAGGGGTAACAAAGTTCAACAACAAGCTGTTGAATTAAAATTAAACTTAGGTGTTGGTAATTTAAAAAAACAAACAAAAAAAGGACACCATTATACAATGGGTAAAGATGGAAAAGCAGTAGCATTATCAGTATTTAAAAATGAAAAAACTGGAAAATTTTATGGAGTAAGTGATGAGGGCGATATTTACGAAAGTGATAAACCTGATTTTAGAGATATGAAAGAACCTACTACTGACGCTAGAGGTTACGCAGGAGCCGTAACAAGTAAAGGTCAGAAAACAATGGACATAAGAAAAGGCAAAGGTGAATCAGAAGATGAGTATGATAAAACAACTTTTGGAGATTTATTAGGTATGTTAGGAATTGACACAGATATTGATTGGGCAGACCCATTTGGTTCAGATTAAAAATGAAAGATACTATGAGATACACAAAAATAAAACCTAAACGATTTGGAAATTTGATAACTATATCAAAACAAGAATTAGCAGATTTCCTTAAAACAAAAAACCCTATTGTTAAAAAAGGATTTGATTTAGAGTTAACTAAAAGAGATTTAGTTGATTTAATAAAATTTAAACAACCAGTTCAACGAAAAGGTTATAATATAATGATGGAAACAAGTATGTGGACTGAAATATGTGATAACTTAAAGAAAAAGTTTGGAAATGAATGAACAGATTAGTAAAACAATTAATTTCACCTTTTATAATAGAAGAGGTAAGAGCTAAAAAAGTTATAGCAGTATACCCTGGTAGGTTTCAACCTTTAGGGCCACATCATAGAAAAGTATTCCAAAATCTACAAAAGAAATTCGGTGATGTCTATATCACTACATCTAATATAAAACAACCACCAAAACACCCAATGAATTTTAAAGAAAAAGTTCGTCATATGACTAAAATGGGTATTCCAAAAAGTAAAATCAGTTTAGAAAGAAGTCCTTATGTAGCAAATAATTTATTAAAAAGGTTTGACGGAGATAAGGTAGCCGTTGTTTATGCATTTGGTTCAAAAGATGCTGGTAGATTAAGAGGTGGTAAGAAAAAATCAGGTGGTTTAACTTATTATCAAGATTATAAAAAGAATAAAGGAAATTTACTTGGTTATGAAACACACGGATATATTTATACCGTACCGCATGTTAAAGTTACTGGTATAACAAGTGGAACTCAAATAAGAAAGATGTTTGGAACTTCTAAAATGAAAGAAGATGATAGAAAGAAACTATTTAAGAAAACTTTTGGTTATTTTGACCAGGGAATTTTCAATATGTTGACGAATAAATTTAGTAAATTAACCGAAATAGAAAAAACTTTTGATGAGAAATTAGATTTATCAGGAGAACTAATAAAATTAATTATAGAAGGTGGAGCGTATGGACATATGGCCCACCCATTTGACGATAAAAATTTAACATTTGGCGATTTGAAAAAGATTATTAAATTAGGGTTATCAGGACAATTAAATCGTGAAGATGATGTAACAGAAAAAACTGACGGACAAAATCTAATGATTACTTATCGTGACGGAAAGGTTGTTGCGGCAAGAAATAAAGGACAAATTAAAAATCGTGGACAAAACGCATTAGATGTTAATGCAGTAGCGAAGAAGTTTAGTGGTCGTGGTGATATTAAAGATGCGTTTGTTTTTGCAATGAAAGATTTATCAAGAGCAATAAATAGTTTAAGTGATAAACAAAAAGAGAAAGTTTTTTCTAATGGAGAAATCTTTATGAATTTGGAAGTAATTTATCCAGCATCTTCAAATGTAATAGATTATGATAGACAAATTTTACAATTTCATAATTCAATAAAATATGACAAAAATGGAAATGCAATCGGTGAAGTAAAAGGTTCAGGTAGAGTGTTGCAAGGTATGATTAAACAAGTAAATCGAGATATTGGAAAACATTATAAAATAATTAAACCGAAAGTTTTAGCTCTACCAAAAAAAATGGATTTTGGGAAAAAAGTTGATATTTATTATAAGAGAGTAAATAAGTTACAATCTCAATTTGGTTTAAAAGAGACAGATACATTATCAAAGTATCATCAATCATATTGGGAAGAATATATTTATAATACAGGAAAACAATTTGGTTATAATGTTCCAAAAAATATTTTGAAAAAATTAACAAAAAGATGGGCGTTTTTTGATAAGTCATATAAGATATCAGATATTAAAAATGACTTGAGAAAACAACCTAAATTTTTGGATTGGATTTTGACAACAGACAAAGTAGACCACAAGAATATAGTTAAAAAAAATATGTTACCATTTGAGAAGATTTTCTTTTCAGTAGGAGCAGACATATTAGAAAATCTTTCTAATTTTATTGCAGCTAATCCATCAAAAGCGGTAGAAAAAATTAGAAAAGGTATTTTAAAAGCATCTAATTCAGTTAGAGCGGGTGGTGATATAAAAAAGATGAAAAAATTAAAACAACAATTGGAAAAATTAAGTGCACTTGGTGGATTAAGTAAAATTGTTCCAGTTGAAGGAGTAGTATTTAAATATAAAGGAAAAACCTACAAATTTACTGGTGCGTTCGCCCCTGTAAATCAAATATTAGGGTTAGTGAGTTATTAATTATGGCAGGATATTCAAGAGACACAGAAAGACAGAATAAAGCATTAGGAAACCTACTAAAAGGCGAAAAAGTAGAAAAAAGAGCTATGGTAGGTTACACACCAAAACAAAAAGAAAAGGGTGATATAAAATCAGATTTAACTGATGTTATGGCCGAAGTTAGAATGCCTTGGTTTTGTCCGAACTGTAAAGGAACAATGAAGAAAAAACTTGATGATAAGTTTTGGAGATTATTTGGACATTGTTGGGATTGTCAACTTGACTATGAACACAAATTAAGAATTGAAGGTAAGTATAATGAGTGGGCAACCAATAGAGCAAAGGGTAATCAAAAAGCCTGGGTTGAAGATATGATAGTTGATATAGAAGAATGGAGAAAGGAACGCCCAACAGACCAAGTGTATGATATTGGTATTAAAAAGCCAGAAGTAATGATTGAGAAAGCAAAAGTCAATGAAAAAGTTCTAAATAAAATTGCTGCTGATGCTATAAAAGACTTGAAAAAAATGAAAGAAAACATCTAACTAACTATTTATAGATAAGGAGAAAAAAAATGTGGAAAAAACTACTCGGGTTTTTAGCGATAATCGGAACAATTGTTGGTGCAGGTGCAGTAGCAGGTTCAAAGAAATCTAAAAAGTTAAAACAACTTGAAAATAAGATTGGTGAATCTAAAAAAGAAGAAAAAACTGTAGCTTCTAAAATCACCAAACTTGAAAAGAATAAAGCTAAGAACAAAAAAGAAATCACTACTTTAAAAAGAAAATTGACAGTTTCTAAAAAGAAAACTGTTGAAATGAAAAAAACTTTTAATAAGGGTGATGCTGATAAAGCAGCTGATTTTTTAAAGAATTTTAGTAAATAAAGGTAAATGATATGAAAAGGTTAATATTAGTATTGACTCTGATTGGCCTACTCTTTTCACAAGACAAAACCTATACCTTTACCGAAGAAGAAGTGGTAAATATGGGTAATAAGGTTAAGGAACTTGAACAAACAGTAGACAACCAATCAGAACAATTAGGAATTTATGAGGATTTAGTGAAGAAATATGAGAATCAAACACAAATTGATTCTATGTTAATTTCATTCAAGACTCAACAGGTAAATATATTGAAAGACCGTGAGGTTTTATATGAGAAACAAATTAAACTCATAAAACCAAAGTGGTATGAAAACAAGTGGATATATTTTACACTTGGAGCGATAGCCACAGCAGGTTCAATTAAACTTGCGGGCGAAGTAATTAACTAATGAGTGAACAAAAAAAACAATTAAAAGAAGCAATTAAAAGAGAATATTCTAAATGTGCTCAAGACCCAACTTATTTTTTGGGGAAGTATGGAATAATCCAACACCCTGTAAAAGGTAAAGTTAATTTTAATTTATACGATTTTCAAGAAAAAGCACTACACTCTTTTATGAACAGCGATTATAATATCGTTTTAAAAGCTCGTCAATTGGGTTTATCTACATTGACTGCTGGATATTCGTTGTGGATGATGACATTTCAACAAGACAAAAACATCTTGGTCATTGCTACAAAACAAGATACAGCAAAGAATTTAGTAACGAAAGTTAGAGTGATGCATGCTAACTTACCGGCTTGGTTAAAACAACCTTGTGTTGAGGACAATAAGTTATCATTACGATATAGAAATGGTTCTCAAATTAAAGCAGTAGCAAGTTCTGACGAATCAGGTCGTTCAGAAGCATTGTCTTTACTGATTATTGATGAGGCCGCGTTTATTGATAGAATTGATAGGATATGGGCTGCATCACAACAAACACTTGCGACTGGTGGTAGAGCTTTAATTATTTCTACACCAAATGGTGTGGGTAACTTTTTCCACAGAGTATGGACAGACGCCGAGAATGGTATAAATGATTTTAATTTTATTAGATTACATTGGTCATTACACCCAGATAGAGGTGAAGAGTGGAGAAAGGAACAAGATAAATTATTAGGGCCTTCATTAGCCGCTCAAGAATGTGATTGTGATTTCATTACTTCTGGTCGTTCAGTAATCGATGGGTTGATACTTGAAAAGATTAGAGAAAATGATGTAAGAGAACCAATGGAAAAGAGAGGAATTGATTCTAACTATTGGATATGGCAACCACCAAACTATACAAAAAATTATGTGGTAAGTGCCGATGTTAGTAGAGGAGACGGAACAGATTATTCAGCGTTTCATATTATAGATATTGAAACATTAGAACAAGTCGCAGAATATAGAGGAAAAATCTCTACACAAGAATTTGGTAATATGTTAGTTAATGTAGCTAACGAATATAACGACGCTTTATTGGTAGTTGAAAATAATAACATTGGTTGGGCAGCAATCCAACAAGTTATCGATAGAGAATATGAAAACTTGTTTTATACAAGTAAAGATTTGCAATATGTTGATGTTCAACATCAACTGACAAATAAATATAGAGCTCAAGAACGAAATATGGTTCCTGGATTTAGCACAACATCAAAGACACGACCTTTAATTATTGCAAAGTTAGAGGAAATGTTCAGAGAAGAATCAGTAAATGTTCATTCTCGAAGATTAATTGATGAGTTGTTTGTATTTATTTATAATGGTAATAGAGCGGAAGCATTAATAGGATATAATGATGACCTGGTAATGAGTTTCGCAATAGCCCTTTGGGTTAGAGATACAGCATTGAGATTGAGAAGTGAAGGTATAGAACTCTCAAAAAAAGCAATAAGTGGTATTTCACAAAACCCAGCAGTTTACAAACCAGCACCGAATAAAAACGATTCTTGGGAAATGGATGTAAAAGGGGAAAAAGAAGATTTAACTTGGTTAATTAAGTAAGAGGTAAAAAATGGCTGATAGAGATTTATTCAGTAGATTAAGACGATTGTTTTCAACTAATGTGATTGTAAGAAATGTTGGTGGAAGACGATTAAAAATAGCGGACACACAACAAGTTCAAGCTATCGCAGGGAAAGATTTAGTTGATAGGTATTCCCGTTTATATAGAAGTCCACACGGAATGAGTGGATACAACCAATCATTGTATCAGAAGACAATGAGATTGGGATTATTTAGGGATTATGAAGCAATGGATACCGACCCATTAGTAGCATCCGCATTAGATATTTATGCAGACGAAACAACATTGAAATCAGAGTATGGTAGTATTATTACTATTAAATCTGATAATAATCAAATACACGATATTTTACATAATTTATATTATGATATTTTAAATATTGAATTTAATTTATATCCCTGGACAAGAAATTTATGTAAATATGGTGATTTCTTTTTGAAGTTAGATATCAATGAAAAGTTTGGTATTACTAATGTTGAACCTTTATCAAGTTATGATGTAAGTAGAATAGAGGGAGAAGACCCAGAAAATCCTTATTATACAAGGTTTGTATTGGAAAGTGGAGATGTGAGACAAACTTATCAAGGTATGAAAACCGAATTTGAAAATTATGAAATAGCTCACTTTAGAATGATTTCCGATTCAAACTTCTTACCTTATGGTCGTTCTATGTTAGAAGGCGGTCGTAAAGTATGGAAACAATTATCACTTATGGAAGACGCTATGTTAATCCATAGAATTATGAGAGCTCCAGAAAAGAGAATTTTCAATATTGATATTGGAAATATCCCACCAGCAGAAGTTGACCAATATATGCAAAAAGTAGTTGGACAAATGAAGAAAGCTCCTATTATGGATGATAATGGAGAATACAATTTAAAATATAATATTCAGAATATCACAGAAGACTTTTTCTTACCTGTTCGAGGTGGTGACAGTGGAACAAAGATAGAGAATCTTGGTGGATTAGAATATTCATCAACAGAAGATATTGAATATTTAAAAAACAAATTATTAGCTTCATTAAAGATACCACAGCCTTTCTATGGATATGCAGATAAAGCAACTGAATCTAAAGCAACATTAGCGGCAGAAGATGTTCGTTTCGCAAGAACCATTGAAAGAATACAAAGAATATTGGTTAGTGAATTAACCAAGATTGGTATAGTTCATTTATATGCACAAGGATACACAGATTCAGATTTAGTTGATTTTGAAATTGAATTAACAAATCCATCTAAAATCTATGAACAAGAGAAATTAGAGTTGTTAGGAGCACGAATTACAGTGTTCAATGATTTAACAGCAGAAAATTCAGTAACATCTAAAGATTGGGCGTATAAACAAATTTTCGGATTTTCAGATGATGATATAAAGAAATTTGAAGAACAACTTGTGGAAGACAAGAAAAAAGAATTTAGACTTGAGTCAATCAAGACAGAGGGAACAGACCCTAAACAAGCAGCAGAAGAAACACAAGAGCAAGGAGAAGAAGAACTTGCAAGTAGAACAGGAACTGAGGAATTAGGACCTGAAGGTGGTTCTCCTGAAGGTGGTTGGGAAGGTGCTGGTAGACCTAAAGAGATGTCTCACTACGGAAAAGATGGAAGTGCAAGAGGTCGTGACCCATTAGGGAAACACGATAGAAAAAAAATGAGTAGTTCCAGCCCAAAATACGGTAAAGCGTATAGGGAGTCACTAAATTTATCACATTTTGATAAATTAAAGTCCAAAATTGATAAAAAGATACTAAATGAAGCCGGAGATGTAGAAGAAGAGTATAAAAATGAGGTTTCTTCGTCTTTAAGCGATAGTTAAATTGATAAATAATTTACAAACTTCATATTTATAATTGATAACATATATCAATAATTGGATTGGTGTTTGCAAAACGGAGTTGAGGAATTTATGTCCCAAAAAATAAAACATTCTAAAATAAAAAATACAGGTTTACTATATGAAATTTTAACAAGACAAGTTACCGCTGATATTTTAGATGGAAGAGAATCAAAATCAGTCGATTTATTAAAAAAATATTTTAATGAAAATACAGCATTAGGTAAAGAGAAAGAACTTTACGATATACTTTTAACTAATTCTTATAAGGATGAAAGACGAGCAGAAAAACTATTAGAAGCTGTAGTCAAGACAAGACAAAGAATTAGTAATCAAACTTTAAAGAAAGAAAAATATAATTTAATTAAAGAAATTTCAGAAATTTTTTCAGCTAAAGATTTCTTTAATACAAGAGTATCAAATTATAAAACTTTAGCATCCATTTACAAATTTTTCTTAACAGAAACAACAGAAATAGACTTTAATCCAAAAGATGTAATTGATACTAAATACAATATTTTGGAAGGTATTACTTCTAAACAAAAAGTAAGAAAACCAAGTAGCATTT